AAGCGAGTGCCTTTGTTTGAGGCATTCCTAGAGAATGGTGTTAACTGGACCAGGAGACCTCTACATGCCTTCTGCTGGCGTCCTGATGCCAAGATAGAACCTCTAGAGGACATTATGTACTGGGACTGCTTCTCCCCGTATGTGGACGTACAGAGGCGTCATCGTCTTGCAGGACTACAAGCAGAACTTATTCGCCCTGACAACAAAAAAGTCCTAGGTGAGTATATGTTCACTCTGGACTGGTCATGGGAGAACAAGGGTGTCCCAGACTTAAACTTCTCTGAGACACCTGAGCATAAGTGTGCTCACCTGTTTAAGGTAGAGACTGGTAATTATTACGCATATCCTAACAATCGTATCATTTGGTACGATAATGCCTGGGTGTTTGACAGAATTGAGAAGAACCCTGGTTATGAGATTGATCTGACAGTGTATAGCGTTGAAAACAAACGTAAACTGGAAACGTCGGATCATTACATGTATGAGATTAAAGACCTAGATAATAAGTAATGAAGGAGAGTAAGATGACACATCCTAAGCACCTTGATGGATCTGTAGATAAAGGTGATATGTTTATTGAGAGTGGGATGACGTTGATTACCGAAGTTGATAGTGAACGTCATCTCAAGAAGGCGGCAGAGATCAAACGTCGCAAGCAGCACATGGATGATTTTATTGAACGTTGGACAGACTGACTAAATAACTAGTGTCTTCGTATACTCTAGATGGCAACGTCCAATCTCTCATTTAGAGATATCAATATCACCTTTAAGAAACATCCAGTAACTGATGATTTAGTTGTCAGCAAAGATAACGCTGCGATCAAACAAGCAGTCGTTAATTTACTGCTTACAAATAAGGGCGAGCGATTTTTCAATCCTAACTATGGTTCAGATATTAGGTCATTCCTGTTTGAACCATTGGATTTTGCTACGGCGGGTCAGGTTAGAAGTAGTATTCAATCAACATTAAACAAGTTTGAACCAAGAATTAGCATTGAGAGTTTGGCAGTTATTCCAGACTTTGATGAAAATGGTTTTAGTGTTGAGATGACATATAATATACGAGGAACAGATGCTCCCTCAGTTACTGTAGACTTCTTCCTTTCAAGGACGAGATAATGCCATATACCCAGTTAAACAATCTAGATTTTACACAAATCAAAGAAGCTCTCAGAGATTATATGAGAGCTCAGTCAGATTTTACTGACTATGACTTTGAAGCATCCGCTTTAAGTCAACTACTAGATGTATTGGCATATAATACGTATTACACTGCGTTCAATACCAACATGGTAGTGAACGAGATGTTCTTAGACAGTGCTACGTTGAGAGACAATGTAGTTGCTCTGGCAAAACAATTAGGATATGCTCCAAAGTCAGTCACTGCTCCAGTAGCAGTTGTAAACTTTGATATTAGTTTCCCTGGTCTTGCTCCTGCATCGGTTATCTTCAAGGCGGGAACAGGATTTGTTACAAACTATGATAACATTCTATATCGTTATGTTTTAAAAGAAGATAGAAAAGTAGAAGTTGCTAATGGAGTTGCAGCGTTTACTGATGTAGAATTATATGAGGGTTCTCTCGTTACTACAAGAACTCCTGTATCATCTGCATTAAAAGATCAAAGATTTAAAATTGAAAATGCTTCTGTAGATTTAAACACACTGATTATTCGTATTTTTGAGTCTAATACATCAAGTGTATTCACTGAATATAAAAAGTCATCTAGCATCTTAGATATTGGTGCTGAAGATAAGATTTACTTTGTAAATGAGACTGAAGATGAAAACTATGAGATTTTCTTTGGAGACGGTGTTCTTGGAAAGAAACTAGAAGATGGTCAAGTAGTTGAAATGACTTATATTAGCACTAGAGGTGCTGATTCAAATGGTGCAAAGTCATTTACATTTAATGGAAGACTCCAAGATGAGAATGAGACACCATTGACAATCTCATTTACTCCACAAAATATTACAACTGTAGCAAAATCATCTGGTGGTGCTGAGATTGAGAGTATTGCTAAGATTAAGTACAATGCTCCTAAGTTCTATGCATCTCAAAACAGAGCGGTTACTGCAAATGATTTTAAAGCAATTGTAAGAAACCTCTATCCATCAATTAGTGACATTATTGTTTTTGGTGGAGAAGATCAGGTTCCTCCTGCATATGGAAAAGTCTTTATTGCAATTAAACCAACAGAAGCAAATACGCTATCATCATTCACTAAGAATAGTCTAACAGAAGAACTTAAAAAATATACAGTTGCATCTATTAGACCTGAATTTGTTGATCCATCCATTCTCTATGTGGAGATGACCAGCAAAATTTATTTTGATGGTACTAAGACTAATCTGTTGCCAGCACAGGTTGCTGCAGAAGTGTCAACTGCAATTCAAGAATATCTAAAAACCTCTCAAACGGAGAAGTTCAATGGAAAATTCAGGTATAGCAAGTTCATCGGTGTCATTGATAATTCTAACCGTGCTATTAATTCTAATGATACTGATATAACTCTAAGGAAAGATTTTTACGCACAGATTAACTCCTCTTCATATTATGAGATCTGTTATCAAAATGAATTCTTAAAAGACTGCGATGATCCTGTAGTCTCTTCTACTGGTATGACAGTGTTTGAGCATCCGACTTACACGTCATATCTTGAGGATAGGAATGGCAAAATAGTCCTATATAGACTAGATTCTTTAACTGGAGAAAAAATTCTCCTTAACGATTCTGTTGGTGATATTGATTATGTAAATGGCGAAATCAAACTATATGATTTCACTATCTTAAAAGGTTCTTTCTCAGACAATCGTATTGAACTGAGAGTCAAACCTGCTAATAAAGATATTGAGGTTAAGCGTGAGGTATACCTAGACGTAGATATCTCAAAGAGTTCATTTGTAGCATACAAAGAGTAGTAGTAGATGTTGAAAACTGCTAATAAAATCTCATATCTAGTTGAGTCTCAGTTACCAGACTTCATCAATGAAGAGTACGAACTTTTTTCAAAGTTCGTAAAAAAGTATTATGAGCAATTAGAATTACAAGGTCAACCACTTGATATCATCACGAATATTGAGACATATCGTGATATTGACTTTTATGAGAAAAATATTCTTAAGCAGTCATCTAAACTAACAGGTAGTCTTGGTGCGTCAGATTCTACGATTACAGTTGACGATGCTACATCATTTCCAAAGAACGGCGGATACATTAAAATTGATGATGAGATCTGTTATTATGCAGAAAGAACAGACACTCAATTCCTAGAAGTAAGTCGTGGTGTTAGTGGTAACACTACTCTAGGAGATTTGTACAAAGAAAGCACTTTTGTTACCACACAAGCAGCAACTCACCTAAATGGATCTACTGTACAGAATATCAGTAATCTATTTCTATATGCTCTAGTAAAAAGTTTTGAAAGTCAATACCTTGCAGACTTTCCAGAAGCATACTTAAAAGAGGGAGTTGATAAAAGAACTCTAATTAAAAATATTGCGTCGTTCTATCAATCAAAAGGAACTGACAAGTCTGTTAAATTCCTTTTCAAATGTTTGATTAAGGATGATCCAGAACCAGAAATTACATACCCTAGAGATTCTACACTAAAAGGTTCTGAGTCTACTTGGATTCAAGTATATGCCCTAAAAGCAAAGATCGTTGCAGGAAATCCAACTGACCTTATTGGTAAGACAATTACACAAGACACTGACGAAGGTTATGCGTCAGCAGTTGTAGATAATGTAAGGTTTTCTGGAAAATATGACGGTGAAGATCTTTATGAGATCATTCTATCAGAACAAAGCGTAAATGGCAACTTTTCTATTGCTGCCAGAACTAAGTTAACGAAAGAAGTTACAGCATCTACATCTAATGGTGATAGAGTTGATGTGTTCTCAACTCTTGGATGGGGAAAGACTGGAGAATTTAAGATTGACAGTGAAACCATTACATTTGAAGAAAAGAATGTCAATCAGTTTGTAATTAAGCATAGACCTGGGACTAGTGCTTACCCAGTAGGAACTGCTGTAACGTATGGAGCAAATGTTTCTGGTAATGGTGTAGATCTATTGATCTTTGGTATACTCTATAACGTAAACAATAGTACAGAGTATCCACATGCATCTTCTGGTGATCTTGTAGAAATTTCAGAATCTGGATTTCTTACTGATGATGTAAAAATCTTTGATGCTCAAAATAACTTGAGATGGATCACTACAAGTTCTACTCCTGGTTCATCTGTTAATGGATCTGTAACAAGTCAGATCTCACATTTAAATTCTAACGTATCTGCAATTTTTGAGGATGGCGAAGGATATTACATTGCTTCCTCTGGATTCCCTTCTCATGATATTACAAAAGCAGGTGTAACTATCCCAACAGATCTGCAAGATCAAAAGTTACTAAAAATTATTCGCAAGAACCCGATTGCAACCACTGAGGTATATGAGACCAAATATAGAGACGTTGGTGTTGCTACAAATGGTATTCCTTTTCTAAGTTACAAAGATGAGGATGTTGTTCTTAACGGACCTCTACAAAGTATCTCTGTATCTGCTAGAGGAACAGGATATCAAAAAGAACCATTTGTTCTTGTCAATGGTGTAGCAAATTTAGCAAGAACAAAACTAGCAGGTCAGGTTGTTGAATCTGTAGTTGTAGATACTCCAGGAAATTATAATGCAACTCCAACTGTTGAAATTGTTTCTGGTAGATATGCACAAGCAACTGCTGTTGTTACTAATGGAGAAATCACTAGCATTGTAATTGATAACGCTGGAGAGTATTATTCATCTCCACCAGAAGTATTAATTTCTGATAATGCAGGAAAAGGAAGATTTGCTGATTATACTGCAACTATTGACTCTGCTGGACAGATCACAGGATTTGTCAAAGTTAATGGTGGAAATCTTTATACACAAGAAAATGTTTCTGTTCAAATTATTGCAGTAGGTTCTGGAGCAACAGCTACAGCAAAAATTAGAGAATGGCGTAAAGATCGTTACTACAAGAATCTATCAAGTCTTGATTCGGAGAATGGATACTTCTTTAAAAACTTTGTAGAATCTCGTGGTAATGGATACGCTTACTACGCATCACCGTCTACGTTGAGAGCAAATGACAATGGATCTACTCACTCTCCTATTCTTGGATTTGCTTATGATGGCAATCCCATTTATGGTCCTTATGGTTTTTCGGATGCTGTAAATGCACAGAGTGCTGTAGTAAGAATGACTAGCAGTTACTACAGAAATACTAGTCGTACTTCTGGTCCAACAACTGCAACATATCCAATTGGAACATTTATTGATGATTACACTTATGTTGATGAATCTGGAACTCTAGATCAAAACAATGGAAGGTTCTGTGTAACTCCAGAATTCCCACAAGGAACATATGCATATTTCATCACAGTTGATGGATCTGATACTCCTGTTTTTCCATATATTCTAGGTGTTAACTATTACTCTTTACCTGTTGACTCAAATTATAATTCACAAATTTCACAAGATGAAATTCCAGTAAAATCAAGAAGATTGAGAACAAGTGATATTGACAATAATGGAGACCTTGCTCTTGCTAGAATTAATGAAGTAAAACGAGGAAGTGTATCTTCTGCAAGTATTTCAAGAAGCGTTTCAAGTTTCTCAGTTGGTTCTTCTATTATTGTAGACGATAAACAGACAGAAGGATCTGGATGTGCTGGTGAAGTAGATTCTGTAAAAGGACGCCAAGTATCTGCTATTGAGTCTCAAGATAATAAATGCCTTTACATTGAACTTGTAAGAGATGCATACTTGTTTGATGGAGATACTATCATCCAGGCAGGAACTGGTGCTACTGGTGAAATTGTAGGAAACGTATTTACCTCAAACAAACTTGCTCTAAGAAGCATTACTGGGTCTTTCAGTTCAGGTGATGTATTCTCTTCTACAACACTGGTATTATCACTAATCTTAGACAAAAACTCTTCATACACAAAAGGTGCTACATTATCTCTATCAGATGGTGTTGCTGCACCTGTTGCAACTGGAGAGGTAT